TCGCCAATTACTCCGTCACTAACAAAGGGTATTACTCTCATTTGTGCTGCTGCCTCGACTTGCACAGTAACGTCTAGTGCTACCCTGTTCGGATTCAACAGTGGGACGAGTTCAAAACTCTATAGATTGTCGGGGTTTACGTTCTCATCGTCCGGTAGTTTTTTGTTTTGGACGTGTCCCGCAGGTGGTTGCACTGGCGTAATTAGTGGTATTCGAATCGACCACAATGTTTTCAATGGAATCAGTGCTGACGGGACAGTCATTGCTTTAGGAGAGAATACTTCAAAGCAGTATTTGTATGGTGTAATCGATCATAATACCTTCGCTAGTGCTAGTTCGTTCGCGTCGATGCAGATCTTCGGTGCAGTTGACCCGAGTCCTCCCGCCAGCCAGCAGGGCACCGTCAACAACATGTTCGAGGAAGACAACACGATTTCTGTTACCAACCAGACAAACACAGGCTCGGGGGCGATGGATGGCTGGGGACCGATGGGCGCAGTCGTGTTTCGCAACAATGTGATTACCAATTCACTACCGACAATTCACTCAGCTGAAACCGCAGGCGCGCACGGAAACGGAGCTTCAAACTGGGAGGTCTATGGTAATCAGGTTATCTTGAATGCAAACGCCGATCCTTCGGTACAGGATGGCACTCGTTCGATTCACCATCAAGGCGCGCACGAAGAGTTGTTTTTCAATAATAAATTTACGCCTCATACCGAACCGATAAGTTCTACAGCTTTGTCCATCGCGGCTAATTATCCACCGCAATACGCTGACCCGTATCCGACGATCTATCAGCCGGCCCGTGATTACAAAGATGTTCTTCTGTACCCAATTTACGGCTGGAATAATCGAGATACAAACAATGGTAATAAAGTTCCACAAGCTGATGAGTCGGGATTCCCGACCTACGTTACACAGAATCGTGACTGGTACGACGAAACCGGCACCGGCCCACAGACGTCTTCAACGTCGCCGTTTAATGGTAGTTCTGGTGTAGGGTTCGGAACGTTTGCTCGGCGGCCTACGTCGTGTACACCAACACCTTCGGTGTTAGTCCAAGATCAAGGTCGGGGTGGGGTGGGTTATTTTGCGACGGACGTTGGGCCGCAAGGCTCGAACGGTGGGCGTCTATACGCCTGCACGGCGACGAATACGTGGTCACAGTGGTGGCAGGAGTATCAATACCCGCACCCGTTAGAAGGTTTCGCGGTGTATGCGTCGGTGTCACCATCGTCTGGGACGTTCGGAACCGCACCGACGTTGACGATCACCGATCCTAACTCTGGTATTCACGTGACGTGTTATACATACGGCTCGAGTCCGGCTACGCCGGCGACAGATGGAACGGGTACGAATTGTACAACAGGCACGAAGTACACCGGAGCTTTTACCGCGCCATCGACTGGGACGTTGTTGATGATTTCCGGAACGTCGACAACGAGCGACAGCCAGGTTGTTGAAGAACAGTTCAGCGGTTTCTCTGGTAGCAGCGTCACACCGGCGTCAGCTTTGGGAATGTTTGCGAAACTACTTCTGTGGCACTGGGATGGGTTATGAAAACTCTTATATCGTTTGTGCTGGCGCATCAAACAGCGTCAGCGTTGATTGTCTATGCGATGTTTTCGAACATCGTTAGCGCGCTGCCGTCGCCGCAGTCACAGACGAGTTTTTATCGTTTCGTGTTCAATTTTCTGCACCTGAGTGCGTCGTCGATTGGTCGGATTTCACCGGCGTTACGTATCCCCGGCCCGAATCAACCTGATAGCCCCGCCCCTCAATCGCTCGACAAGCCCGTAGGGGGTAGCTAGATGTGGATACACATACCACACTGGTTGCAGTCAATGTCAGTGGAGTTTTGCTTCTTGGGGTTGTTAGCTACTTCCTTCGACGTGTTATCGATGAGCTTGACACTACGAAGATGGAAGTCCAGACACTTAAAGAAAGAGTTGCAGTCTTACTCGATCGGGATCGCAATCGGAGATTGAGCGATTACGAGAGGGAAAATTAGTTAGTCGACGAAATGGAACGTTTTACTCCAATACCGGTGTCGGGGTTGCCAGCGGATCAGATGCTACGTGCGCTGCGTCTGAATTCGTTGGGGTCGTTGTTCTATTTTGTTAAGTACGCGCTGCGTCGGTATCGTTTGTCAGAAGGATTGCACTTGCCGTTTTGTCAAACATTGGAACGGGAACATCTAAAAGACGTTATCGAGATGCCCCGTGATCATTTTAAGTCGACGTGCGGAAGCGAAGGCTTACCGATGTGGCATGTGCTGCCGTTGACGCAACAAGATTTGGATGGCTTCGCGGCGTTGGGATACAGCCAAGAGTTCCTACGGTGGATGAAACGAACGCATAATCCAGACTTGCGTAACATACTCGTCGCTGAGAATATCACGAACGCGGCGAAGTTGGGACGTAAAATCCGGTGGCATTACGAAAGTAACTCGGTGTATCGCACGTTGTTTCCGGAGACGTTGCCGGACACGACCTGTACATGGACGGATTACAGCTTGCATGTCAAACGCCCGACGACGACAATGGGCGGCGCGCACGGCGAGGGTACGTTTGATTTCATGGGTGTTGGGTCGGCGTTGCAGTCACGGCATTATAATGGCATGTGTATTCAAGATGACTTGGTAGGCCGCAAGGCAGTCGAGTCGCAGTCGATTATGGACAAGACAATTGAATACCATCAATTGTTGGCTAATGCGACGGAGTCGGAGGATAACACCTATGAATGCGATGAGTTGGTCATCGGCAATAGATGGTCGTACAATGACTTAAACTCACACTTGCGCGAGCATGAGACGGATTTCAGGTTCGAATCGCACTCCGCGTTGGGTGGGTGTTGTGCTTTGCACCCTCCTGACACACCCATTTTTCCAGAAGAATTTTCGCTGGAGAAGTTGGACAAACGGCGTAAACGTCTGGGCTCGTTCAATTTTAGCTGTCAGTTCTTGAACAACCCCGCCGCGCCGGAGAACGCGGATTTCAGGTTGGAGTGGCTGAATTATTTTCGAGTGGAGTACGACCCGAACGGGACTGGTAAATGGAAAATCGTTCACGAAGTAAAAGACGGCGTTGTTAGGCAAGACATCAACAGGTCGGTGTTAAGCATCGGAATGACGGTTGACCCAAACCACTCCGGTAACGCGTCGATGGGACGTTGTCGTCACGCGATTGAGGTGCTGGCGCAGTCTGATAAAGGTAATTACTATCTATTGGAATCGTGGGCGCAGGCCGCGTCGTATGACGCGTTCTATAACAAAATCTTCGAGATCGCAACGAAGTGGGGATTACATAACATCGGTGTTGAGACCATCGCCGCGCAGCGGTATGTAAAACACCACCTTGAGTATCTAGCCCAGCAAAAAGGTTATCGGCTGCGGATTGATGAACTCAAGGGCGAGGTCGAGGCTCCGGACGGAACCTTGTCCAAGAAAAAAGAATGGCGCATACGCAACGTCTTAGGGCCAATCGCCGAGCGCGGCCAGTTGTTTGTGCAGCGACGACATGTGGATTTTATCAACGAGTACCAGACGTTCCCAAAGGGTAAATACGTCGATCAGTTAGACGCGTTTGCCTACGCGCCGCAGTTGGTTAAAAAGCCGGTGGATGACGCGACGCATTACTCGATGTTACAAGCGTACAACGACCGTATGCGTCAAGCTGGCAAACCGTATTCGTATGGCTACGGGAGGGCGAATGCCTAAAAAGCTGATGGACTGCGTTGCTAAAGTTAAAGCTCGTAAAGGTGGTAAGGTAAATCCGTGGGCCGTTTGTGTTAAATCAACGGGGCTGAAGCCTCATAAGGAGGAAAAGAAATGACGTTTCTTAAGAAGTTAGGACAGTTTCTCGCTCAAGCAGTGGCGCTGGCTACAGGTATGGGGCCTCTAATTCAGCCTTTTCTCGGGTCGGGCCGGGCCAGTGAAATCCCCGGTACCGTCGTAAACGATCTGACTCAAGTCGCTCAAGTCGTAACAAGCGTCGAAGCCGTGATGCAGACACCGGGTTCGGGTGCCGACAAACTCGCAGCGGCAACGCCTTTAGTGCTTCAAATCCTACGCTCCTCGCAAGCCTTCGCTGGCAAGAAAATCGCCAATGAGACACTAGCTGAGCAGGGCGCCTCGAGGGTAGTTTCTGGCATCGCAGACTTCATGAACGCGATCGACGAAGGTGAAGTAAAACAAGGATAAGCGAGTTAAACCGTGATTGATTTCAAACCCATACCGTTTGTAAGTGGCGACTCCGAGAGATTGAAGAAGTTTCTTCGTGACCGTGTGATTTCGTTGCGTCAAGGCTTGACGAAGTTGCATGGTAACGACGGAGTCGTAAAATGGCGAAAAGCCTACGAGGCCGTGCCTGCGGAGGAGGTTCGAGAGTTTCCGTGGCACGGCGCGTCTAATCTGGTGGTTCCGATTATTGCTATCCACACGGATACATTGCTGGCCCGCGTGCTGTCGGCTATTATTAAAACGAAGCCGTATTGGACGGTTCGTTTTCTGGGCGATTACGCTGACAAGCATCCGGCTGGCTTGCGTGACGCTCTGGAAGAATTCTTACAATACGTCGCGTTGGAGCCAGAGGAACTCGATCTGTATCGAGTGGAACGGGAGTGGTTTTCGGAGATTATCAAGCTGGGCACCGGCGTGTTGAAGATTCCGTATCTAAAACTGGTCGAGGATGTGATGGCTCCCAGTGGGGACGGGACGGGCGCGTCGTGGGGTCAAAAAACGGTGTATGATGGCCCGCGGCCTGAGAAACTGCGCTTCGAGGATTTCAAGTATCCGGTGTATCACCCGACGTTGGAAGGGATGGACTTCAAATATCATGTTGTCCATTTGCAACGTAGTCAGCTCGAAGAGCGGGCGTTTCGTAAAGTCTACGATCCGATTGCTGTAGGCCAGTTGTTGACGATGCCTGATCGCACATCACCGGGGTATCCGCAGACGCAGAATGAGCAATCGGCTAAAGTCGCAACCGTACCGGGTTATGGCTTCGCGGAGTGGGATTTGTGCGAGTGTCATTTCAAATATCGTGTGGATTCGAGCCACATCGCGCGTGTGATTGTCACGTATCATGAAAGAACCAACACCATACTCCGATCTTATTATCATTATTATCCTGGTGACATTTTCATTGCTGGCCGGTTATTTTACCGTGATGATATGTTTCCCGGTATGGGTTTTGCTGAGACGTTAATAACGTTTCAAGAAGAAATATCACAGATACACAACCAGCGTCGCGACAACATGACCATCGCCAATATGAAGGCATTGCGTGCTGATCCCGACTCACCGCTACACAAAGGTTATCGTATTTATCAAGGCGCGATGTTGCCGGCGAAGAAAGACGAATTGGAAGCCATCGACATGGGGACGCCGGTTGTTGGTGAGATAGACTCGGAACGGTTGTCTTTGGAGTTGGCTGAGAAACGCAGTGGCGTCAGCCCACCAATGCAAGGTAGTGGGGCTGGGACGAATACGAAACGTGGTATCTACACAGCGATGGGAACGTTGAGTGTTATCCAAGAAGGCAACACTCGGACGGATTTGAATATCACCGATATCAGATACGCCCACACGAAGCTGGGTCGTTTGCTGTGTAAGCTATATGCTCAGTTTGGTATCGGTGACCGCGACCGGATGTTCGGTGCCAAAGGCCCGATGATTCGCGAAGCGTTGGATGCTATGATGTCCGGACGCGTGGCGTTACCGGTGGCTGCGGCGACTTCGTCTGTGAACCGAGAGGTCGAGAAACAAAACGACCTGATGCTCATGGGCGTGCAGGAGCGGTATGTCCAGATGATGATGTCGTTGATGCAATCGGTCGGCAACCCGATGACGCCACAACCGATGCAGAAACAAATGGCTGAGTTTATGACGGCGACGAACACGTTGTATCAAAGTGTATTGCGTCATTTTGGCTACGACGAAGTCGATCGTTTGGCGCCGAAGCCTGAGATTCCTGGGGGAGAATCCAGTGGTGCGCCACAGGGTCAGATGCCTCCGGTCGGAGGTGGCCCACAGCCATCTGGCCCTGTTTTAAGTCCTGATATGCTACAGGCAATGTTAGCCAACGGCGGTGAGGGTAAGCCGCAATGATAACAGAACTGTATCAAGACGCACCAGCGATAGCTGAGTGGTTGTCTAAATCCCCGCCCGCGTACACGCGATGGCTACAGTCGATGCGCGGGACGGAGATCAAATCGCTGAAAAACAGCGACGAACCAAAACATCTATATCGGTCGCAGGGCCGGATGGAGATCTTAGAACGTTTAATCGGTTTGAAAGAAGAACTACAGACAAAGGAGAACGGATAATGCTGTGGGGTAAAAAAGACGAAGAACTACCGGAGGCACTGCGAGGCAAAACGCCGGAGCAGATTGCTGCGGTGTTAGCGAAAGCTCAGGAACTCGAAGCCAATGTGACAACGCTCACTGCGGCTAAAGCTGAACTTGAAGGGAAGGTTGCAAACCAGACCACAGAGTTCGAAACCATGAAAACGAAGATGGCTGAGTTGGAGGCCAACCAAAAACCGTCGGTTGTCGAGACGGAAGACGA